ACGTAATCCTAACATGCAAAATATGCCAAGAGGTAATACATTCCCTGTAAAGAAAGTGTTTGTATCACGATGGGAAGGTGGTCAGATACTTGAGGCAGACTTTGCACAGCTAGAGTTTAGAGTTGCCGCACACCTATCAGCAGACAAGACAGCCATTGATGAGATCAACACAGGGTTTGATGTGCATAGTTATACAGCTAAAGTTATCACTGATGCAGGTCAGCATACAACTAGACAAGAGGCAAAGGCTCATACATTTGCTCCTTTATTCGGGGCTAGTGGGTACGGTAGGAGCAGAGCAGAGGCGGCATACTACACACACTTCAACGACAAGTACTCAGGTATATCTACGTGGCATAAGTCTCTAGCTAAAGAAGCAATAGCTACTAAGAAGATAACCAATGTATCGGGTAGGCAGTATGCTTTCCCTGATGTACAACGAAGACCAAGGGGTAAGGTTAGTCACTTCACTATGATTAAGAACTACCCAGTGCAAGGACTAGCTACAGCAGACATTGTACCTGTTGTAGTAATGGAACTAGAAGAGAGACTACGGCTACTACAGTCGTGCGTTGTTAACACAGTACACGACTCAGCAGTAGTTGATGTACATCCAAAGGAGATAAATTATGTGCTACAAATAATAGATGACTTAAATAAAGACTTAGATAATATTATACATGAAGCCTACGGTATCAAGATGTGTGTACCAATGCTACTAGAAGCAAAAATTGGTGACAACTGGCTTGACACAGTAGACGTAGTGTAGTAAAACTATAAGTTCTTAAACTTTTGAAAGGTATAGAAATGAGTACAGAAATAACAGTAGCCACAGAGAATGGTATGTCAATGTCAGAGATGATGGGCGTGTCCGTTGGCGAAGGTGGTAAGAAATCCTCAAGCCTAGCGAGGATGACTCAGATACATTCAGGTATCATGGGTACTAGAGATGTAGCAGGTAAGCCTATGAAGATAGAAGTAATACCTTCTGGTGCATACAAGTTGGACTTAGGTGAAGGCAAGGTTGCTTATAGTGTTGAGCCACAGATACGAGTGTTCGCTATGCGTCAGCAGTGGACACGTTGGGATAGTGAAAGCAGTCAAATGCAGAAGACAGTACTATCTGTTGATCTAAAGGGTGACCTCAAAGATAACACAGGGGGCTTCAACATAGGAAGACCTTCAGGTTATGTAGAAGATTGGGAGAGCCTACCTCAAGCTACTAAAGAACTAATGAGACAAGTCAAAAGAACTAAGGTAGTATTTGGTACAGTTAATCTAACTGATCCAGTAGATGCAGAAGGTAATGCTATGTCTGATGTAGGTACTGATGTACCCTTTATCTTAGATGTAAAGAATAGGGATAGTATCAAAGCATTAGACGGTGCAGTGAAGGCCATTCAAAGAAAGAATGCACTACCCATCCAGTACAAGTTAGATCTTTCTGCTGATCAGCATACACTACCAACAGGTAACACTTACTCATCTATGATCATAGGTGTAGGTGATAAGATAGAGATTGCTGAGTCAGATAACGATGTACTCAGAGGATTCTTTGAGTGGATAACTTGGTCTAACGGTTATGTACTTGACCAGTGGTCATCTAAAAATACAGGTGGCTCAGTTGACCCTGCAATGTCAGAGATCATCTCTAAAACTATGAGTGATGCAGACTTTGTTAACGTAGAGGGGGCGGCTGTATAATGGAACACCCTGCTGAACTATCTGTCTATTCTTTCTTAGCAAAGGCCATGGCTGGAGAGGCTTCTGTATCTAAGGAGATAACAGATCAAGTCGCTACAGATGTAGGTAATGCGTTAGACAAGCAGTTCAACGGTAAGCCTAGAGGCGAGTTCAGACTTAGGATGTCCAACGTAGGGCGTCCTAAGTGTCAGCTTTGGTTTGAGAAGAATGACCCTGAAGATAAGACTCCATTTCCACCTCACTTCTTAATGAACATGTTGTTAGGTGACATAGTGGAAGCTGTCTTTAAGGGTTTACTTCGGGCTTCTGGTGTTCAGTTTGAAGACAATGGCAACATCACCTTAGACTTAGGTGATAACAAAACTATAAAAGGTGAGTACGATTTAATCTTAGATGGTAAGGTAGACGACATAAAGTCTGCGTCACCTTGGTCATACAACAATAAGTTTGTTAACTTAGAAACTCTCAAGCAAGGCGACAGCTTCGGCTACATACCTCAGCTTGTAGGCTACGCTAAGGGAGCAGACAAAGATGTTGGTGGTTGGTGGGTAGTTAACAAAGGAACAGGTCAGTTCAAGTATGTTAACGCCTCATCTATAGACTCAGAAGAAGTACTTGATGACATTACTGATACGTACAATTACTTAGAGAATGATGAACCCTTTGAGCGTTGCTACGAAGCAGTCACTGAAACCTTTTACAAAGCAAGAACAGGTAACAAAAAACTAGATCCAAACACTTGCGGTTTTTGTTCATATAAACATAAGTGTTGGCCTACTCTACGAACGATACCCTCGTTAGTATCAAAGGCTAAAGAAAAACCAATGATAGATTACGTACACATAGCAAAGGAAGCAGCATGACAAAATTTACACTAGATAATATAGAACACGAAGAGGAAGACTTAACTGATGCTCAAAAGAAGTTAGTACATGGAGTATCAATTAATCAGAACGCTATAAAGCTTTTTGATGAGGTACTAATGGCTCTACAAAAAGAAGGAGCAGTAAAACTAGGTGACTTAAGAGAAGCTTTAGCTGCAGTCACTGAGAAGTCTAATGGCAAAGACACGTAGGCATAGTGCATACAGGTATCGTAGCGGCCTAGAGAAACAGGTTGCTGCGTACCTAAAGGATAACCAAACTAAGGTTAGGTATGAACTACTAAAGATTGAGTGGGAAGACTTGAGGTATCGTACTTATACCCCAGACTTCCTGCTTGATAACGGTATCATATGTGAAACCAAAGGACAATTCGATTCTGAAGATAGGCACAAGCATACTTGTATAAGACAACAGCATCCAGAATTAGATATAAGATTTGTATTTAGTAATGCAAAAGCAAAGCTTTACAAAGGATCTAAAAGCACCTATACAGATTGGTGTGAGAAGAATAATTTTAAGTATGCACACAGGGTAATACCTGAGTCGTGGTTGAAAGAAAAAGGTAAACTAATAACTGCCGAACGAATAACATTAAAGACTGAGAGGAAAGACTAATGACTACACCAGCATACCTAACAGGCAATATAAGTATAACTAAAGAGGATATAATAAAAGAACCCTCTCACTATACTCGTTACGCTATAGAACCAGTAACTTTTATTATGCAGAACGGATTCTCTTTTGAGATAGGTAACATAATTAAGTACGCTAGTAGAGCAGGACATAAGCTATACGAAGGTATGACTACAGTAGAGTCAGAGATCACAGACTTAGAAAAGATAAGACGTTACGCAGAGATGCGTATCAATGTACTAGAGGGTAAGGATGTCCTATGAAATCCTTCAGTGTAACATTTAGAATAGCTGTAGACGATGAAGCTAACATATTATCTTTGTATGAGGATGGTCACGAACAAGATGTAAGAGAACTAATAGAGGATGTCTTCTACGATATAGATGACGTACATATAAGCAGTATAAAAATACAAGAAAGGTAACAGCAAGATGATAGTGCAAGGGGATTTAAAAAACATGGGGTACTTCGATAGTAAGTTAGATATAAATGATACAACAGATCAGTTCACTGCCTATAGTGAGTGGGTAGAGGGCATGATCATTACACCACCAGACCAACGCCTATATGAAAACTTATTTGGTTTGATGAGTGAGGCAGGTGAGGTTGCAGGTAAGATGCAAAAGACTATACGTGATGCTAAGTCTGTGTCTAAAGCTGACATGGTCAAAGAGTTAGGTGACGTAGTGTTCTACGCTACAGCTATAGCTAATGCATATAAGAGTTCTCTTAAAGAAGTTATAGAAGTCAACATGGACAAGCTAAACAATCGTAAGAGACAAGGTAAAATTAAAGGCAGTGGAGACAACAGATAATGCAGTACCGATCTAACTTAAACCCAATGTTGAGATCTAAATTCTCAGAAGATATATTTAATCATAAGTACAGACATGACGGAGCAGAAACGTGGGCGGCATTAGCTCACACTCTAGTTGAGGATGTGTGTACATCACCTGCTCAGAGTGGGGGATCAGATCTTTACTTCAGTAAGGAAGACAGACAACAGCTAGAAGAATACATACGAGACATGAAGTTTATACCGGGTGGTAGGTACTTGTACTACGCAGGTAGACTTAACAAGTTCTTTAACAACTGTTACCTACTCAAGGCTGAAGAAGATACACGAGAGGATTGGGCTAACTTATCTTGGAAGTCAGAGAGTTGTCTGATGACAGGTGGTGGTATAGGTATTGACTACTCAGTATACAGAGGAGAAGGCACACCAATAAAGAGGACAGGTGGCGAAGCATCTGGTCCTATCCCTAAGATGAACATGATAAATGAGATTGGTAGAAGAGTAATGCAAGGTGGCAGTAGACGTTCAGCTATCTATGCTAGTCTTAACTGGCAACACGCAGACATTAGTAAGTTCTTAGTAGCTAAAGATTGGGCATCAATGCCAGTAGGTAGTACAGGTAAAACCCTCTGGGATATAAAGCAAGAAGATTTTAACTTCCCTGCACCCCTTGACATGACCAATGTATCAGTTAACTACGACACTGATTGGTTACTTAACTACTACGAGACAGGTGAAGTAGGCTCAGTGTTTCAAGAGAACATTAAGCAAGCCATGAAGACAGCAGAGCCGGGCTTCTCGTTTAACTTTTTCGATAAAGAGAATGAGACACTACGTAATGCGTGTACTGAGGTGACTAGTGCTGATGATAGTGATGTGTGTAACTTAGGGTCACTAAACTTTGGACGCATAGAAACAATCACAGAACTAAAAGATGTAGTACGTTTAGCCACTATGTTCCTTATCTGTGGGACGTTAAAGGCACAGCTACCTTACGATAAGGTCTATCTAGTGAGAGCTAAGAACCGTAGGCTAGGTCTAGGCTTCATGGGTGTACACGAGTGGCTCATAAAAAAAGGATATAAATATGAGGTAACACCCGAACTTCACCAGTGGCTATCCGTATACAAGGGGGAGTCAGATAAAGTATCAAGGGAATTTGCTGATAAGTTATCCATTACAAAACCAGTAGCTAATAGAGCTATTGCACCTACAGGATCTATAGGAATACTGGCTGGTACTTCAACAGGCATTGAGCCTATCTTTGCTGTGGCATATAAGAGGAGATATTTAAAAGGTAATACACGTTGGGTGTATCAGTATGTCGTAGATAGTGCAGCTCAAGAACTCATTGATCTGTATGGTACTGACCCAGAGGATGTCGAGAGTGCGTTAGACTTAGCGTCTGACTACGAGAGAAGGATTAAGTTTCAAGCTGACGTACAAGACTACGTAGACATGAGTATTAGTTCTACAATTAATCTTCCTGCTTGGGGTAGTAAACTTAATAATGATGATACCGTAGGAGCTTTCGCTAATACGTTAGCGAGTTACGCTCATAGACTACGAGGGTTTACGTGCTACCCAGATGGTAGTCGAGGTGGTCAGCCGCTTACGTCTGTACCTTACAGTGAAGCAGTCGAGAAACTAGGGGAAGAGTTTGATGAACACGTAGAGACTCACGATATATGTGACATCAGTGGTCAAGGGGGTTCATGCGGAGTATGAGTATCATCAGAGAAGCAGAACAATACATCAAGAGTAAGAAGTATAAACTCATCAAAGGGATAGCTGAAAAGCTAGACCCTTTAGAGGATTACATACAGGAGAATATGGATACGTCTGTAGAGAAAGACAAAGCTATTGAGCATTTAACAGAAGTGTTCATGTGGTGTAAGAGATATACAGATATTAGAAGGTAAAGTTTTTTAATTAGATTCCATTAAAGGTAAAGCCATTGCTTCTATTTCTCTTATCTTCATAGCATCATAGTCATCCATGTACGCTATAAAAGTTTGTAATTCTACAGTACTCAAGTCAGTTAACTTTCGCTTATTTATTTTTCCAGAATAATTTTGATACTCATTAAGAATAGTAGAGAGTCTTGTCTCACTTTTTGTTTTGGAAATTTCATATAGTATTTGTAACCTTTTGTTTTCAGGATCAAAACTTGCTGCTAATTCTACTTCAACTTTCTTTTTAGCTGGCTTTACTACTTTGTTTTTCCATATTAATTGTCGTTGTACAGTTAATGAGTCTTTACTTAGAGGATTACCTTTTTGCCAAGCTTCTGAGTTGTACCATTTTTCGGCCTCATTTTCTAGATGAAATGACATCATCTTAGTCATTATATTATTTACTTCAGGGAACATATTCTTTATTGTTTGTCCTGCTTTCCAGTAAGGCTTTGATATTTGATTTAACATTCGTTGTGCCGTACTTAACACTGGTTCTTCTCTTAATCCTAGTGCTTTCTCAGGTTGCCCTCTAAGAGGATCTTTTACAGTTACATCAAACTTCTCAGTTTTTCCTGTAGTACCTAATTTTTTTAGTGGTGCATACACACTATCATTTGATACTAAGTAATCAAAAATACTATCTGTGTACCTAACAAGTTGGTTTATGTTTTCTCCATTAATTCTTTTATCAACTACGATGTCGCCCTTTAACATCCGTACTACATCTCCAAAAGGTTCTAGGGGTCTTTGAAAACCACCTCCTATATTAGCAGCAAAACCTCCTGAGTGTATGGCAATTTCTTCTAACAGACCTGCAGGATTTTTACCACTTGCTGTATCTAAGAATATATCTTTTAATACATCTAAACTTACATTAGCCCCTCTAGTAAATGCCTCAATGGTAAAAGTTTTAAGTCCTTCTTCCAATAAATCTTGTGGAGGAGCTTCTAATCTAGCCACATATGCGCCAACTGTTCCTAGCCACATAGGTAAATTTTTAGGGTAATCATATTTATAGTTTCTAATTCGTCCTGCATCATCACGTTCAGCATACCAAGGAAGACCTTCTTCTAAAGCTTCTTTTCTTGACTCTGCCATATAAAAGTAAGCAGTCCAAGCTGCAGCAGCAAATGCAGCTTTCTCACCTATACTTCTTCCTAGTGCTTCTTTTTTTGTCTTCTCATAAAATTTACTCTTGCGAAAGAAGGCTTGATGTATAGCACTAAGACCTGAAGCTTCCATTTGAAATGCTACAGTATTATTGTAAAACTGTCCGAAAGGAGTTTTTGTTCCAAACAAAGGTATGTTTCTTAGCTCTTCTATAAATTTAGCAAACCTTCCAAGTCCACCTTTCATATCCCCAAACGACTTTGAAAAAGTATTTCTTTGTGCATTAGATACAGCTTCTGCTACTAAGGCTGTCCACTGATCTGTCTCTGTAATTCTCCATGCGTCTTTGCTATTTAAGAAATCATTTATTCCCATGTTGTATTGTTTTCTTGTTAAGTAATCCATGCTTGTCATAAACTCTACAGATTTAGAGTATATGTCCATAGCTTTTGTACCCCACAAAGTTTGCATTTTATCTACATACCAGTCCACTCCTGCTGCAGGTTTTTTGTACCACACCTTAGTTGTAGATTCTACAGGTGCTAAATCTAAATACTTGTTCATGTCTTTTACTTCTACGCCACCATTAGCCCACCTCATAAGTTTCTGAGCTTGTGGGTAAAACGCCATAAAAGATTGTGTTTCGTCTACTGTAGTTTCTATATCTAAGAGACTTCTTGCTTTATAAACTTGATTATCAAAAATGTTTTGGGCTAATTGAAATTGATTAGCTGAATACTTTCCTCTTCCTACAAGTGCTTGGATAGTGGCGTTGCCACCGTGTAACATCATTTGAGCCATGCGTCCTGTTGACTCTAGACCTGTCATAACTTTCCACCCTTGGTAGTTTAACCAAGTAGTTCCGGGGTTTGTAACAATAGCTCGTATAAAACTTTTTGTTATCCAAGTTGAGCTATCATATATTCCCTTTACTGGATTAGGTAATTTTTCTCCAAAAGAATTAATCCTAGCTGCTAAAGATTTTGTATCAATAGGATCTAGTATGTCATCTTGTATCGTTCCTGTTTTATCTAAAGTAAGTTTGGCATCTTTGCCTAGTTTCTTTCTCATATTACCCATTTGACCCAGCTTAAATCCTGATTCACTAAGGTCAGCAGCTATTATATTCATAGCTGTATCAAAGTTTATAGGTCTTTTAGTAGTTGGACTTCTAAATTTTTCAGGTCCGTTTTTTCCTAATGTTAATCTATAGTTTCTTCTTATTTCTTTTTTTATTTCTTTAGGTGCTGCAACCGTAATGTCAATAAGCCAATTAGAAAAATTATCTTTTATAGCTTTACCATCTGCATCTTTTAAATATGTTCTTTTACCTTCATAAATTATTCCATATCTTCTAAGTAAACCTTCTACTCCTTCAACGCCAGCCTCTGGCGCACCAAACATATAAGCATTATACACACTATCATACTTTCCTGCTGGATCACCTGCAGCTTTAAAGCTAAGAGGCGCACCTTCTTCTACTTTATCTAGCCATGTATTAAATTTAATAGTGTTGTTTCGTAAAGATGCCCCTATTGCAGATATTTTTTCTGGTCTAAGATCTTTCCAAACATCTTTAGCTACTGCAGTTTTTGCACCTTCTTTTATAATGGCTCTGTTTTTTACCATCTCCTCAAACAACCAAGGTGTAGGACTTGCACCACCTAAAGCATTACGTGCTGCTTTATTAAACAAAGCGTGATACGCAAAGTTTACTCCTCCACCTAATATTGTAGCTAGTGTAGTCACTGCTATAGTTTGACCTACCTTATAATCTTTTTGTACATCCGCCATTATATCTGAGGTTTGATTTAAATAATCTATACCTGCGTTAAACATTCCGTTTAAACCTGCACTACCTAAGAGTGCTTTTTTCATTCCTGAAAATTGTATGTCTGCTCTTTGCATAGCGTCAAAAGTTAATTTGTTTACCCCTTGTGTTATATTCTTTTCTTTTACAGCCTTAGATAATTTATTATTTTTTGTAACTTTAGATATGGTAAGAGCTATATCTTTTTTTCTTAAATTTTGAGCTGCTTTTTTTACAAAATAACTTTTTATTCTACCAAAAGTAATTATAGGAATTATATTAACAGGGTCTGTAACAATAGCTTGTGTAGTATCATAAACACTTTGCATTCCTACAGTTGTTTTTTTGTCAAATTTAGGGTACAAAGCTGATACAGGTTTGTCTTTATAATACTCCCAATCAAGTTGTCCTTTATCATTAAGAACAAAGCCTGTGTCTTTAGCTTGTTGTATCTGGTCGGTTTTTTCATCTTTCTGAAAAGCACCACCAACTCTACTCCACAACTCTATAGAATCTTTTGTTGCTTTTTGATCTAAAGGAGTTGATTTACGTAGCCAGCTATTCATAGTCCAAGCATTAACAGAGTTGTACATATCTCTGTTCTTCATAAATTGTCGCCACGATTTTACAATGTCTTCTTGTTTATTTTCTTTTAAGTCCATTCCAAATCTTCTTTTCATCATGTTTTGTATGACTGAAAAGTTTTCTGGTTTGTATAATTCTTTATCTGTAAGACCTTCTTTAGTAGGATTTAAGTCAGAAGTTTTCCAATCAGAATCAGAGATTATTTCCTTTAATGATGCACCTACAGATAACCCTTTATTAATAACAGGCGTAATAAATCCTAACATCCCGTAACCTCTAGTTTTACTATCAGACACTAAAGAAATTTTGTTTTTTATTATAGGTTCTTTATCCCATATAACTTCATCCTCCAACTCTGTTGTAATTTCAGGAGTTGTTTTTAAATCTTCTAGATTACTTGCAGCACCTTCATCAAAAGTAATAGGGTTATACTTAGGATCAAGTGGGTTGTCTTCTACTAAAGGCATAAATATCTTTCTTAGTTTGAAGGGTCAGGAATAATACTTCTTAGTATACCACCAAGTATTATTGGACCTCTGTAATTTTCCCTATTTGCATATGCTTGAGCTTCTTGAAGACTAGCAAATTCTAAACCTTGAAGTTTTAGGTTCTCTGCAAACCTATTTCTTCTTCCGTATACTTGTGATAATAAAGAATTATTACTCATTGAACCCCTGCGTTCTCTTTCAATTAAATCCATAAACTTAAACATTTGGTTACCGGGATCATACGTATTACCTTTGGTTACAAATAAATTCAAATCAGTAGATTGAAAACCATTTTCTTTCATGTCTGCTAATTCTTCTAGTTGGGAGTTGTATTCATCTTTAAGAGACTGTGTGGTAGCAGCAGTAAATTTATTTGATATTCTATTTCTAGCAACTACCCATTCTTTTTTAAATTTATCTAGCACTGTACTTTCATAGCGTGACTCTGCTGTTATACCTAAAGGTTTTGGTCCTAGCATACCAATTATATCTAAGCTTCCTTCAGTTGGACTTTGTGATACTCCAGCTTCTATTCTTTTTACGTCACGAGGAGTAAGACCTCCAGCAAATCTAGCTTCATCCATCCAACTATCATCACCATAACCACCAGAGATTATACCTTGAAGAAAGTTTTCATCTCTCTCAGGACGAGTAGCATTTGGATCATGGTATACATTCATGCCTCGTAATATAACCTCAGTTAAATCAAGATCAGTATCTTTTACCCATTCTCTTCCCATTCTACTAATAGACTGGTAATCATCTATACTAAGATTAGGTCTTTCAAGTAAAGCTTTATGAAACATTCTTACACCTTTAGCTCCACTCTTTTGAAAGATACCAAGCATAGCTTGTTCGTCTACTCCCATAGCTACAGACTGATTTACCATTGATAATATTTCATCTGATTTTGCTTGTGCGTTAGCTATAGTTTTAGCTCCGTATTGATCCATATAGTTTTTACGAGAACGAGAATCTTCTCGTAACTCTTTACGAATTTCTCCTACGTCTTTAGAAAATTGAGTACCAAACCCTGCCCAAAAACCTGCCATTACATTGTACTCCTACTCATTAGACCCATAGGTTTTTCTTCTTTTGGCTCTTCCATTTCTACAACTTCTTGTTCTTCTTGTGTGTCCATCATCTCTGCTTCTGCTATGTTGTCAGCTATGTCTGATGCTGGTTCGTCTTTTAGAAAGTCAAGTGCATCTGATACTATTTCATCTTTAGGATCTTTAGTGAGCATCTTAGTTATCTTTTTTTGTAACATTGCTTCAACACGTTGATCTTCTTTTTCAGTTCTTGCTTCTTCAGACTCTTCATCTCCCATTACATATTCAATACCTGCATCTTCTGCTGTGCTTATTAACTGCTGAGTAATTATAGGCGTAATGAGCAATCCTATATCTGGATTGTACAAACCTTCTGCCTGACTGTTTGTTTTAATAGTTTCAGCTAAAGGTATTATAGGAAACCCAACTTGCAGTAACGATAAGATACTATCTAGTGCCTCCGGTCTATTAAGTCTTTTTAATTCAAACCTTGCTGCTTCAGTAGGATCTGAGTATTCAGCAGCTCTTTCCCATGGAAAGTTTTTAGGTGTGTCCGTAAGAGACTGACCGGGAATTGGAGCTTGTAATAAATTTTCTTGTACGTTACTCATTTTGTTTTACCTATAGTTCTTCTTTGTTTCTGAGTTCAGCTATCATAATAGCTAGTTTAGCTGTAGTTCTAGTTGTGTCAGTTATCTCATCTTCAGGAACTTCTGTTTCTTTTTTATTGCGAGGAGACATTAGTGCATTAGTTTTCATAAAACATTTCTCCTACTGTCTTTTTAATGGTTTGTATATATACTTAAAGGGGTCGTTTACTTTTCCTGCAAAAGTGTGTTTGCCTATAGTTAATTTATTTTCTTTTTCTGCTGGACTCATCCATGTTTTTCTTTTAGCTGTTTTAGGATTCCAATAATAAGCTGCACCACCTGTAGGATCTTTATACTTAGAAGAGGTGATACCTTCAATAACTTTTAAAGCAGATTTGTATCTGGAATCATCTGGTGTAATAGTAGTAGGATCAATTTCACTGTCTTCGTTCCATACACTAAACTGATAAGGAGATTTTATAATATCATTTACCGTTTCTTTTCCTTGCCATTCATTTAATGTTCTATTTAATATAACATACCCTACACCAATTTGTCCTTTAAGTGACTCACCACCTGCTTCAGCTGCAATAGTCCTAGCCATAGTGTCAATGTCTATGTCAGTTAAAGAGTATGACCCACCCTTCTTAGAAAAAATATCACGAGGTATAGTGTTTAATTCAAATGCTTTAGGTTTTTCAATAAGACCTCTTGGTTCTTTAGTAGCAGTAGTAGTAGTGCTTGTTTCTTTTACAGTAGGTCTTTCTTTAGGTCGTATGTCTTTGAACGGATCTACTTTAGGTCTTAACTGAGGTTTGAAGTCATCGTAGGCATTACCTTCAGTTATAGTATCTAACATGTCTTCAATAGTTCTGATCATATTAGGATAAGGGTCGTCTTCTTTTGCTGATGATTGTGAAAACATAGGAGCTTTAGGCACAGCCGTAGCTGCTGATGTAATTGAACCTGCAAGACTAGTAGGAAGTTCTTTTACTTTGTCAAAGTTATTAGAAAAGTAATTTGCTAGTTCTGAGACTTTATCTGTTAAACCCATTTACTTATCCAAACCCAAATGATTTACCTAATATACCAGTTAATATAGTAGAGAAGAAAGATCCTTTACCCATCTGATCAGCTAAGTCAGCTTGTTGATCACCTGTCAGTTTAGCTACTGCAATCTTTACGGCTCTGTCTGCTGCACTTTCTGATCCTGTAAAAGCAAAAGACATCAAGTCTCTTTCTCTTTGCCACAGTTGATCAAGTGCTGTACCAGTTAAACCATTTACAGTTTTAGCGTACTCCATGTTAGCTTCATTAGCTGCTGCAGTATTGAGAGTAGTAGCATTCTGTCTCCACTGTGCATTAGATTGCGCTATAGCTAATCCGTTTGTAGCGTTGAACTGATCACGTTGGTTATCTAACTCAGCGTTAAACCTTTTAAGTGTACTAACATTGTCTGCATCAAACTGTGACATTGCATTAGTTTGAGTAGCATTGAACTGACTAGTTTGACTTGCAAGACTAGCAAAGAACTGTTGTGTTTGATTCTCTGATGTAGCGTTCAACTGACTGGCTGCATTCTCTGCTGCTTGATCAGTAAACAAAGAAGCTACAACTTGCTGTTGTTTAAACATGCTAGTCTGTTGTTCGTTACTTAAGTTCTGCATATCCATCTGCATAAAGTTCTGTGCGTTTTGTACTGCAGCTTGTTGTCTATTGTTTAAGTTTGATATGTCTAACTGTGATAGTGCAGCCGCCTCAGCCATAACCATAGCTTGTGAGTTACTTAAGTTAGCCATGTTCATTGTGTTTGCTGCTCTGCCATTCTCTAAAGCTATCTGTTGATCTGCTGTAAAGTTCATGTTAGCTATGTCACCAATACGTGCAGAGTTAGCTACACGAGATTGGAACTCTTGGTCGAACTCTTGTCCTATAAATGTAGCTCTTTGTTGAGCTGCAAGCATAGCACGTTGTTGTCTGTTTGACAAGTTCTGCATTTCAAATTGTGCAGTAGTTGAAGCATCAGCTTGAGCTATAGGTATCGCTGACTCCATAGCTGCCTGTATGATAGCTTGTCCTGCCATGCTTGATGCACCTAAGCCTCTAGCTGCCATCGCTGCGTTAGCGGCTCTCATAGCCCCTGCTGCCCATACAGGTGTCTCACCACCATCGAAGTCATCCATGAGTGTGTCGAGCTGACCTTTAACTGTAGCTTTATCTGAAGGTGTAGCAGTTGCAGCTTGTACTTGTTCTGTAAACGCAGCGGCAGTAGCTGCATCAGCAGCCCCACTTACTAACTCTCCTGCTTCTATTTTACGTTTGACAGGGTTTTCCATTACATTAGCTGTACCCTGTGCTGCTTCTAGATCTGATACAGCAGACTTATCTTCTGTTGCAGCAGTTACTTGAGCGTCATCACCTACTGCACCTGTAGCTGCAGTCATAGCGTCAGTAGCAGTTTTAACTTTATCTGCTGCAGTTGTAGCTGTCATTACACCTGCTGGACCTTCTGCTGTTGGTACACCTGTTGTAGCTACGTCTGTAGCTCTAGGTATATCTACAGATGGATCACCTGTAACTTGACCTGTACCTGCAGCTATTTCAGTATAAGCAGACGGTACTATGTTTTCAGTTATACCTTTAGTAATAACACTGCCCGGATCAGTGTACGTTTTCTCTATCATATCTTTTTGTGCGTCAGCTAACTTGTTTAAGTCAGATGGGGGTAACGATGGTTTTGGCATTGTTGAATCAGGACCAACTTGATAAGCTTTATACATTTCAAGTTGTGCTTTTTTCAATCCTTCTGGGTCATTTTGAAACCCTCTACCAATCCCTAACGGTCCTGCATCCATAGTACCTAGCTTTTTATTTTCAGGACTATTCATCCACTCTTCAAAACTTAATCCTGCTTTTATAGGAGTTTTGGAAGATATCATACCATCTAGTGGTCTTTGTCCTTGATCAAACAATTTAGCTTCAGGTAATCTTGATTGTTCGTTGTAGATTGGCCCAAATGGTGGAGTTACAGGCTGTGGACCACGACCTTCAGGTTGTCCAAACCTTGGAGTATCAGCTCGTGCTATTTTACTATCTGGTTGATAGGGTCTTAATTCACCACCCGGCCTTGCCGGGTCTCTAGGACCACGAGGGGGTGAAATCATACCATTAGCCATTATACCTTCAGTTCCCATCCCAGTCAAATTAGGACCACGAGGGGGTGAAATCATACCATTAGCCATTATACCTTCAGTTCCCATCCCAGTCAAATTTGGTCTTGGCATTACGTCTGGTCTTGTTGGAAAATAAGACGGTGGTATCTGGCCTTCTTCAAATATTCCCGTCCCAGCCGGAATTTGACTTGGCATTACATCTGGTCTATTATCACCGGGTCGCCTACGGCTATTTACAGGTTCGCCACCTACAGCGTAACCTCTAGCTGGTTGTTGTTGCATTCTATCTTGCGGTTGAGCAAACCTTTGTTGCATCCTATTAGCTGCAGCATCTTGTTTATCTATAGAGAACTCAGAGAACTCAGGGTTGTCCTTCATTTCTTCTTTGACTCGTGGATTACCTAGTTCGTCAGGAGAGAATATGTAACCACCTTTAGCTGCTCGTACTACAGGTTGACCGTCTAAGATTTGATTATATGTACCTACTCTAGAAGCTATAGCTGGATTTGCAGCCATTAGTTGATCAATAGCTTTTTGATCTAACTCTTTGTCTGTCCTAATTCCAAACATAGGAAGAATAGTTTTATTCATTTGCTCTAGTGATATTGCCATTCTTAAATGTCCTTAATCCTTTGACGCTATACGTTCTACTGACATACGTATTGCTTTGATGTTCTCATCTATTCGTGCAAGAGCTACTGCCTGTCCTTGGACTGCAAGCTCTAG